CAAATTTTAGTTAACTTTACAAAATGATTAAGATAACCCACTATCAAATAAGAAATGGCACTACATACCCAACAACTCCTTTTGAGTGCGAAATACCATGTGATAAAGTGTTCTATTGGGACGATAAAGGACGAAAGCCGGAACATATTACTTTTGTTGAAAACGAATTAAAGAACCTGGCTGAAAAGATTGCAAAAGAAAACAGCAGCGAAAAGGGAATAAAGAAGCCCGAAGATATATTTTTTGTTTACATTGATACTTTATTTTTATAAGAAGAAAATCTGAATAGTTCTTGTAAAGTTCCTGAGAGCTTCTTCACAGGCGTTGCGCCAGTCGCATACAAAGGATACGTTAAAGCCTTTACTTTTAAAAACTTGAAATAATCCTTTCACAAGGTTAATACAGGGGAAAGATGACACCCAATCATAATAATAAACACAAAGGTACTGTGGTACATATCAGTTAATTATGCAATACGTTATGCACCCCAACTGGTGCTTTCTTTACACAGTTTTTATTCTTGTTGACTTTTTTGTTAGATGTTTACTTTTTTTGTTTACTTTTGCTAAATGGCATTGTGGAAACAGGTTGAATTAGCAGCTAACATAGGTCTTTCTAAAGGGCATGTGAATGTTTATGTTCAGCGTGGAAAAATAATTTTAAATAAAGACAAATATTTTGACACTGAAAATATAGTCAATAAAGACTGGCTTGAAAAACGACAAGCAAAACAGGACGGTCGCCAGCCAGCGGACAAATTAAATCCTCCACAAACCGGTTCAAAGTTTAAATCGATTGAAAAGAAAAATGCAACTTCTGATGATATTGAAGTAGAAAAAAAAGTATCTTTTTTCAAAACAAGCGAAAATTTAAAGAATGAAAAACTGGAAGAAGAAATAAAGCTTTTGAAATTAAAAATTCAAAAAGAAGAAGGCAGGAGTATACCAATTGATTTTACGCAAAGATTATTCGAACTTCATTTTAAAAATGTGAGTGCTGAATTTTTTAATGTAGCTGATAATTACACCTCAATAATAGTATCCAAGTTAAATGGCAACCGTAATGATTTAGCTGAATTCAGACAGGTTTTAAAAAAAGTAATAAACGAATCCATTGAAGAGGCGAAGAAAACCAGTAAAAAAGATTTAGAATTAATTTCCAAAAATATATTAATTGATGAATAATTTATGTTTTTGCAATGAATTGATATTTAATAAATTAGTCTTATTGCTCCACCGACAAAACAAAATATAATTTTTGAGAGATTTAAATAAAATAGCATCTTTAATAATTGATTCGCATAATTTTAAAATTAGCAATATACAACCGTCCATATGGGCAGAGGCAAATAGGGTAATGACAACGGATGTTTCATCCTATCCCGGTAAGTTCTCTTATTTTATCACTCCATATGTTCGGGAAATTATAGATTGCCTAAGTGCAGAAAGTCCGGCGCGTATCATTGCTATAATGAAAGGCGCACAAATTGGCATGTCGACCGGATTAATTGAAAACGGCATAGGGTGGATTATTGACCAGGCTCCTGCACCGATAATATTAATGTCTGGAGATAAAGAACTTTCAAAAGAAATTATTGAAAAGAGAATAGACCAGATGATTGACTCATGTGGTCTGAGAAATCAAATTCGCCCTAATAGTTTACGACATCGGAATCAAAGGACTGGTGATACTACTGCATCTAAAGAGTTTGCCGGAGGGTATCTTATCGCTGATGGTGCCAATAATGCGAATAAATTAAGGCAACGATCTTTGATGTATGGGTTTATTGACGATTTTGAGGCGGCTCCCCGAAGTGATAAGAAGTCGGGAAGTATAAGAACCCTTATTGAGCAGCGTTTCGCTTCCTATTTTCAAAAGATGAAGTTATTTTATATTTCAACTCCCGAAATAAAGCAAACAAGCAATATAGAGCCTGTTTTTGAGTTGGGAGACAAAAGATACTATCATGTGCCTTGTCCATGCTGTAATGAGCTTATTGTCTTCCATTGGAGGATAAATTCAGAGTGTAATGAAGGTGAAAAGGCAGGAATTCAATTTAAATTGGATGATAAAGGCAAATTAATTGAGGATAGCGTTGAATATTTGTGTCAAAAATGTGGAAAAAGTTTCAAAGAACAGCACAAACAAGAGATGTTACAGCACGGTAAATGGATACCAACAGCGGAACCTTCTGAAATTGGGTACTATTCTTATCATTTATCCGCTCTTTATGCTCCTGTAGGCATGTATAACTGGACTCATTATGTAAGAATGTTCTTAGATTGTTACCCAAATGGCTTGGATTCTAAGGCAGATACAGCACAATTAAAGACTTTTGTTAATGTTGTTTTGGGACAAACATACGAGGAAAGAAGCAAAACACCTGCAATATTACAATTAAGCCAGAATACACGACAATACAAGATAGGTGAAGTACCTAACGAGTTAAGCCAGAAAGATAGTAACGGAAAAATAGTAATGCTGACCTGTGCCTGTGATTTAAATGGGAAGATTGATGATGCCAGATTAGATTATGAAGTTGTAGCATGGGCAGAAAGTGGAGTAAGTTATTCCGTTGATGTTGGAAGTATAGGAACATTCCAGCGTGGGCTGAGCGAAGAGGAGCGGCAACTTTACACATACAGGAATAATGAGCCGCTTAACGTCTGGGATATCTTTCTAAAGGATGTATTACAGAGGTTATATGTTTCGGATGATAATAAAAGATTTATAATTCATGCAGCCGGAATTGATACCGGATTTTTTACACATTATGCAAATAATTTTATTGAAATAAATTCACATTTAAAATTTCCTTTGTATATTTGTGGTTTGAAGGGAGAAGCAGATAAGATTAGAAGGTTTGGCGTTGACACCAATATATTTCGTATGAGTAAAGAAAAACACAACCTTTATATTTTAGAAGTAAATCAAATAAAAGATGACTTAGCCGATAAAATGGAGTTAAGATGGACTGATAGTAGCGGACTTACCCAGCCTATGGGATTTATGAACTTTCCAGAACCAGCGGAAGGGAAATATACAATGAAAAGTTATTTTAATCATTTCAAAGGTGAAGTAAAATACCTTTTTTAAATTCTGACGGTACAGCAATTGGACACAAGTGGGCTAAGAAGAATTCAATGTCAGAAAATCACTTTTGGGACTGCAGGGTTTATAATTTAGCTCTAAAAGAAATCTGGGTTGATGTTTTTTTAAAATCATTAAAAATAAAATATCCCGACTGGGCGCAATACACAGCAATAATGAAAACTCAAATCTAAAAATATATGAAAAAAACAACTATTGACTTAGATGATAATCAATTTAACATGTTAAATAAGGCATCATCTAAATTGGATAAAAGTAAATCAAAGATTATCTCAGAGCTTGTTGAAAAATTCAATAAAGAGCAATGGTATTTACTTCCTTCTAAGAAAACCTGCAAGGATTGTTTGTCTTTCTATTTATTTTGCTATCAAATCGCAGACGAGGATTCGGAAGTTTGTTTATGCAAGGTCAATAGTTTTAAGTGTAAAAAGTGAACTACCCACCCACGCCAGAGGCGATGGGATGGGTTTTACTTTCCGTTATATAAATATTACAAAATATTATTTCTGCAAATAAAGTAATCAGCAACCAATTACTAAGTATTTTTGTAATTAATAAACTACATAAATTTCTACTATTGTAGATTAATTAATAAATTACGCATGACAGACGCTGAATATATCATGAATAGCTCAGGTATTGTTGACAGATACAATCGTATCAGTTCAATAATTGCAGCATTAGAGAATCAGCAAATATTAATGATTGCAAATGCAGGCGTCGAGGAATATTCACTCGATGATGGACAAACAAAAATTCACACGACATATCGAAGTGCAGATCAAATTGCAAAAGCTATCAATGCTTATGATGCTATCCGTAATAGATTACATGCTCAAATGACAGGCACAAGAATCATACGACTATCAGACACAACATCTGTACAATCAAACGGGGTAATGAATGGCCGACTTTAATTTTTTCAAAAGAAACAAAAAGAAGAAAGATAAATCATTACAGGTTGAACCTGTAAATGATATGATGTCTAAGCCCGCAAATCCTAACGCGTGGACTTCCGGCTATCCTTATTTTTATTCACCAATATTACGTTTACCCTTCCAGGGAGAAAAGACACCCGGAGAAATGGGAGCCGCAAAAGACTATATCCTTCAATATCCTTATTTGAGAGTAAGGAGTTGGCAGTCATATCTTGAAAGCGAAATTACCCAAACTATTATAAAAAGGTTTGAATTGTGGACCATAGGCAACGGTCTTAAATGTCATCCCGAACCGGAATCATTGATTTTAAATAATGAAGGAATTAATTTTGATTCACAAAATTTCACGCAAATAATTGAATCACGTTTCAAAATATGGAGTAATTCAAGATTTTCTGATTATACAACGAATGCTAATTTAAATGTATTAGCGGCTGAAGGTTTTAAGTCAGCCAAAATTGGCGGAGATGTTCTTGTAGTATTGCGTACCGATGGTAATCATGTTAACATGCAATTAATAGATGGTCATCATTGCGTTAGTCCCTTTAAGTCTGACCCTTTCTGGAAAGTAGCTAATGATAACGGAAATATTATAGAAAATGGTGTTGAAATTACTAAGGCTGGTGCACATGTTGCTTATTATATTCAGAATTCAGATTTAAAGTTTGAACGGATAGAACGGTATGGTGCAAATGGTAAACTCATGGCTTATCTTGTATATGGTTCAAAATATCGAATCGGTGTAACTCGTGGAGTGCCTTTATTGGTTGCTGTATTGGAAACATTACGCAAACTTGACAGATATAAAGAGGCAACCGTAGGAAGTGCAGAAGAACGAGCTAAGATTGCATTTACAA